CAAAAGCTAATGGCTAAGACAAAGACAACAACGACTATAACAAAGGTAAAGGCAAAGAAAAATAACAAGGGGGTTCATTCTAAGAATAACCCCCCTGTTAAAAAATATAGAGGACAGGGTAAAAGACGATGAAAGGATTAATACTTTTTTTAACAGCAATACTATTATCAATTGTAGTGTATCCAATTGGATTTACTTACTCAATACTCCTTACGCTTTTAAAAAATGGATATAAGGAGTTGGATAAGTACTTCTTTCAATGTGCTGTAGCAGAAGACCAAAGAGGCAATACATATCTTTCCAAGCTATTCAACGATATCTTAATAAAGCCTGGAGGCCATAGATTTGGCAACCCTGATGAGACAATTAGCAGTGTCCTCGGTAAAAATCAATTGACAAATACTTTAACAATTGCAGGAAGGTTATTGAATTGGATTCTTAATCTAATAGAGAAAGACCATAGCATAAAATCAATTGAAAAATAGTATATTTGCAAATAGTTTAAATAAATTTAATAAAATGGCACAATTAACAGAACAAGAATTAGGCTTAATCAGAAGCTTGGTACAAGAGTTTAACTCACTTAAGATGCAACTTGCAGATACTGTAATGCATCAGCAAGCTCTTAGCAAAAAAATTGAAGAGGTAAGACTATCTTACGTGAAGATGGAAGAGTCTCTTATTGAGGTTTACGGTAAGGATGCATCAATTAATATTGATACAGGTGAGATTACATCAAAGTCAGAAGAAGCTGCTGCTCCAACAATGGAGGTAGTTAAGTAATCCCTTTTTAAATGGACATCAGGAAGATATCTATAGGGCCTGACTACAAGTCAAGTGCAATGCATTACATTGTAGGGCAGGACGTGCTTAATGGTGCGTACAAGATTCACCTTATAAAATATGATTCTGATGTCCATTCTATTAAAGTTTGGATTGAGTCTAAGGATAGAGAGATATTCTTATGGAAGGAGTTTAATAGCTCTATGCCAATCTCTATTGAGTTCAACATAAATTTTTAGTAATGAAATCACTTTTCGATTTTATTGTAAAGCCATTAGATGGCAAAAGATACAGCAATGTAAAAAAAATTGGTGGGACTGACTTTATTGTCAGTACATCTGAGGAGGACTTTAACTTCTCAAATAGGTACGCTGAGGTCATTGGAGTACCTGTAAACTATTCAGGGAAGATAAAGGTTGGAGATATACTTCTTGTACATCATAACGTATTCAAGTACTATAATGATATGAGAGGTAGACAAAGAAGTGGCAGGAGTTATTTTAAGGATGACCTATTCTTTGTGGATGCAGAACAGTTCTTTATGTACTACGATGGGGATAATTGGAATGCATACGACAGGTACTGCTTTGTAAAGCCAATACCAACTGTAGAGTCATACATATTCAAGCCGTTCAGTGAAGAGCCATTAATTGGCAAGATGTTTATAGCAAATGACTATCTAAAGAGTCAGGGTGTTAAGGAAGGTGACTTGGTCACATATTTGCCTGATACAGAATACGAATTTAATGTTGATGGCGAGAAACTTTATAGAATGTTTGACCATCACATTAGTATGGTTATTTAGTATGACATCAAAAGAAATCAAATTAAAAATAATATCAGCAGGCCATATGGCTGTTGAGCAGCTTATTAAGGTTGCAAGAGAAGACATCATAAAGCCAGGGGGAGATGATGAGTTATCTGCAGATAGGTTAAAGAATGCAGCTATGACAAAGAAGCTTGCTATATTTGATGCATTTGAGATATTAAGTAGGATAGAGGCAGAGCAGTTGCAGTTAGATGCAATCGATAAAGGAGTTAGTAAAACTGAAACAAAACAAGGATTTGCAGAAAGAAACTCAAAAAATTCAAGATAACCTGTACTCGGTAGTAGAGGAGCTAATACCAAAGAATGTTTTATTGATAAAGAATAAAGCAAAGACTTGGGTTTATGGCTATGACCCAAAGTATGATATGGTAATAATATCAAGGACAGGGGAGATTGGAGAGGTAATATCTATACAAGGACTAAAGATAGCTTTACCGTTAGCTCCAAAAGAGTGTCTTCAAAGACACAAAAATCCAAAGCAACAATATTGGGAAAGAGTACCGTTACCAAAACCATTAGAGAAGATACAGACCATCTTTCAGTGGAATGATATGTCTACTGACTTCAAGGACTCTTGGGTTGATTATATTGAAAAGGAATTTGACTACAGGGAGAATGGGTATTGGTTTATGAACAATGGAGTACCTACGTATATAACAGGGGCTAACTATATGTACCTTCAGTGGTCATCAATTGACGTAGGATACCCTGACTTTAGGGAAGCTAATAGGATACTATATATTTTTTGGGAAGCTTGTAAGGCAGACCATAGGTCATTTGGAATGACGTACCTTAAGATAAGAAGGTCAGGGTTCTCGTATATGTCATCGTCTGAGTGCATTAATGAGGGTACGTTGGCAAAGGATGCAAGGATTGGGATACTCTCAAAGACAGGTGCTGATGCAAAGAAGATGTTTACGGACAAGGTTGTTCCAATCTACAATAGGCTTCCATTTTTCTTTAAGCCTGTTCAGGATGGTATGGATAAACCAAAGACAGAGTTGGCATTTAGAGTACCTGCAGCAAAGATTACAAAGAAAAATATGTATAACTCATCTAACGATGAAATCGATGGGTTGGATACAAGTATAGATTGGAAGAACACAGATGATAACTCCTATGACGGAGAGAAGTTATTGCTATTAGTTCACGATGAAAGTGGCAAGTGGATTAAGCCAAACAACATATTAAATAATTGGAGGGTAACAAAGACCTGTCTACGTTTGGGTAGTAGGATTATTGGAAAGTGTATGATGGGTTCTACCTCAAATGCATTGGCAAAGGGTGGAGATAACTTCAAGAAGCTATACGAGGACTCAGATATAAATAAGAGGAGCGCAAACGGTCAGACCAAGAGTGGTATGTACTCATTGTTTATCCCTATGGAGTGGAATATGGAAGGGTTCATAGATAGGTATGGTATGCCTGTGTTCTATGCACCTGAAGAGCCAATCGAAGGTATAAATGGAGATATTATAACGCAGGGTGCTGTAACGTATTGGGAGAATGAGGTAGAGGCTTTAAAGAACGATGCAGATGCACTTAATGAGTTCTATAGACAGTATCCAAGAACTGAATCGCACGCATTCAGGGACGAGAGCAAGATGTCGTTGTTTAACTTGACCAAGATATATCAGCAGATAGACTATAACGATACATTAATAAAGGAACATCATTTAACAAGGGGTTCATTTAGTTGGAAGGATGGAATAAAGGATTCAACAGTAATATTCTCGCCAAATAATAATGGTAGGTTTTTAATATCGTGGAATCCAAAACCACAGATGCAGAACAGATGGATTCTAAAGAATGGGATTAAGTACCCTGGAAATGAACACTTGGGAGCGTTTGGTTGCGATAGTTATGATATATCGGGTGTAGTTGGTGGTGGTGGTTCAAATGGAGCATTACACGGACTAACAGGATACCATATGGATGAAGCTCCTGTAAATACATTCTTCTTGGAGTATGTTGCAAGACCACAGACAGCAGAGATATTTTATGAAGAGGTATTAATGGCCTGTGTATTTTACGGTATGCCAATTCTAATAGAGAACAACAAACCAAGGTTACTATATCACTTTAAGAATAGGGGATACAGAGGGTACTGTATGAATAGACCCGATAAGACCTATACGAACCTTTCTAAGACCGAAAGAGAGCTTGGTGGTATACCTAACTCAAGTGAAGATATTAAACAAGCCCACGCATCTGCTATTGAGTCGTACATAGAAAAGTACGTAGGGATGGATATGGATGGTACGTACAGAGAGGCAGGAGATATGGGTGATATGATATTTACAAGGACATTGGAGGATTGGGCAAGGTTTGATATATCGGATAGAACAAAACACGATGCTTCCATAAGTTCAGGGCTTGCAATTATGGCAACTCAAAAAAACTTATATTTACCTGAAAAAAAAGAATCAAAAATAAAGATTAACTTTGCAAAATACAGCAATAAGGGTACACTAAGTGAAATAATTAGATGAAAGATGTAAAAGTAAATATCACGTCTGCAGGATTCCCAAGCCAATTCGTTTCTGACAAAGAAAAGGCTTCGGAAGAATTTGGACTACAAATAGGCCAAGCCATTCAGTACGAATGGTTCAAGAAGGATGGGAGTGGTTGCAGATTTTACAGTCAATGGAAAGACTTTCACAGATTAAGATTGTACGCAAGAGGCGAGCAGTCAGTGGCTAAATATAAGAATGAGCTTTCTGTAGATGGGGACTTATCTTATCTAAACTTAGATTGGACACCTGTACCTGTATTACCTAAATTTATTGACATAGTTGTAAATGGTATGTCAGATAGATTGTTCAAGGTTAAGGCATACGCACAGGATGCAATGTCTCAACAACACAGAAGTGCTTACCAAGATATGATTGAGGGGCA